TTTAAAATTTCCTGTTATTATTGTTATTATTATTAATAAGAACCACCATCTATATTTCCTACACCATCTATAGGTGCAGTTGCTTCAAATTTTCCACTAGCTGCATTATATACTAATGCATAACCATCTTCCACGCCAGTTATATCTACACCCTGAAGTTGACCTAGTGTAGTGGCAGTTGTTTGCTTACTGTTAGAAGTAACTATATTAACTGATCTAGTAGATGCAGAAGGTACGCTTACTTTAATAGCCATTATCGTGTTGCCTCAGGCGTTACGGTTATAATTCCCTCCAACACTCTTAAAGTTTCAACATTGCTTAAAATTTCTACATCATATACATATCTGCCTGCTTTTAAAGCACTAGTTTGTGTTGCTGTCAGCGAAATTGTAATTTCACCTTCTAGATTATCTTTAGCGACAGTAAATGCAGTATAAGTATTAGTATAATAACTTTTTCTTAAATGTGCAGAACCCGTGTAACTAGTCAAATCTTTGGCTGTACCATCCACGTTTGTTATGTTAAATATAAAAGAAAATGTTGTTCCTTGATCTATAACTATATTTTGTATTGCAGCCATTTACAAGTATCCTTTATTGATACATTATTTATAAAAAATAAATTCTTAATATGAATACAATTTTAACATTAAAATATGGAAACAAATATACATCTGCGGATGTAAATAGAATATACGATGCCACAGGTGGTAAATATAACTATGTGTGTGTAACGGATAACCCCGCTGGTTTATACCCTGATATTTATACAATACCAACTGATACTGAAATAGAAGGTCACTGGGAAAAGATAAAATTATTTAAATTAAACAATCTCGGCAAAATACTCTATCTAGATTTAGATGTAAGAATACAAAATAATTTAGATCATTTATTTGAAATGTTTGACACTACTCCGATTATTTGTTATACTTATTGGAAAGATAAGAATTTTCCTTATCATAAAGACAAAAGATGGTCTTATAATTATCTAAGCAATTTTAATTCCAGTGTAATGTTGTGGGAAGATGCTAGACATATATATGATTATTGGGAAAAGAATCAAGACTATTACATGGTTAAATACGCAGGTGATGATAGATTTTTGTACCATGAAAACTTTACATTTGAACATTTTCCTGAGAACGAGATATATTCATTTAAGTTTTCAGGTAATAAATACAAACCTGAATACACGATAGCATTATTAAACGGGCAAGCTGACTTCCCGGATATTGAGAAAGAATATGAGCATGAACTTTGTATGCATCAAGTGGGGCAATAAGTACTCCGCTGACTATGTAAATAATCTTTATAATATGGTTGAGAAAAATTATACCAAAGAATTTACATTCACCTGTTATACAGATGATGCTAAAGATATCGTAGCCGACTGTTTTCCTATTCCTGATGATGGTGTGCTGCACCCTGATCATTGGTTTGGTAAAGAATCGTATTGTTGGGACCGAGCAAAGTTTCTTGTATTCAATTCGCATAAATGGCTTGGATATGAAGGCAAGTGGTGTTACTTTGATTTAGATGTTATCATTCAAAACAATATTGATGACATAGATAAACTTGCAGAAAAGCCAAGAATTGCACATTCCAATTGGCAAAACCCAAAACAAAAACACGAAAGACTGTTTATAGATATGAGAGGTACTTTCTTTAACTCAAGTATGATGTTATGGAATGATGATCAGTGTCAAAAAATATATGAAGAAGTTTTGTTTGATGATGAAATGGTGTTCAAAACATTCTACAAAGGCAGTGACAACTACCACTATTGGAGACAAAAAGACTTTTGGTCTAACATTCCTTTTGACTGGTTGTATTCATATAATAGGGGCATGAAGTTTCCAAATGATTTAGAACTATTCAAATACAGACCCGATGCTAAAGTTTGTATATTTAATATTGATAATACACCACACCCTGACGCAAAGAAACAAATAAAACTTAAAGACTTAAAAGACAAAGACTTATTGAGGTTATGGAGATGCGTGTAAATTATGTTTGCTGTAAGTGGGGAACTAAGTATGGTCCTCATTTTGTAAATAAATTGAAGAACATGGCAAAGCGTCATACTGATCCTGAGAAGTTTGACTTTCACTTCTATTGCTACACAGAACACCCTGAGGGTCTTGATGAGGAGATTAAAGTAATTGACTTTCCTGACATTGATAGTATTCATCCTAAGTATTGGTTTGGTACTGATAATTTTAAATACGGCATGGCTCGTTGTTGGGATCGCCCTAAGACTTTTGTTTTTAACACTCACAATTTTGCTGATGATAACCCTACTGGAAGGTTTGTATTTCTGGACCTTGATGTTATTATCCAAAATGACATGGGTCCTATCATTACCTACGATTTAGATCGCCCAACTAAACTCAAAAGTTGGTGGCAAGATCCTCGCCCAATGAAATCAAGACAATTCAAATTAGCACATGGCGCTTATACTAACGGTAGTTGTCAAGTATGGAGTGACGATCAATGTGAAGTTATTTGGAAAGATGTTCTAAAGCATCAAGAAAGAATATGGTTCACATTTACAGATGGCACTGATAACTATCACAGTTGGCGTTGGGGTGATTTCAGTAAAGAGAAACTATGGGGTCACTTCCCAAGTTGGATGGCATACTCGTACAATCGTGGTCGCTCTTGGGACGAAAATGATTTAGTAGTAGACAAGTATCGCCCAAACCCATTATTATGTGTCTTTAATATTGACTTGTTGCCGTTTGAAGATAAAAGCAGAGGCAGCACAAAACAAGATAACTTAGCAGATCCGAATTTATTGGAGCATTGGAGATGATTAATATTTACACCGTAAAGTGGGGACAGAAATACGGCCCTGAACATGTGAATAAAATTCATGATCAGTGTAAGAAGTATATCAAAGAAGACTTTGATTTTTATTGCTTGACTGAACTACCACATGACTTAAATCCAGATATACTTGTGATACCGTTTCCAGAAGATAACTATTATGTGAAGTGGTGGAACAAGCTGTATCTCTTTGATCGCAATGTTGTAAAACAAAAAGGTGAGAAGATATTTTTTGATTTAGATGTAGTCATACAGAAAGATATATCTTGTATTGTAGATCATCCCTGTCATGACAATCTTGTTTTTATTAGAACAAGTTGGCACAATATGCGAAAAATGAAAACGGATGTTGTTGATATACCATGGGCATACACTGATCTAAACTCTAGTGTACTTCGCTGGAATGACAGACTAAATATTGACAAGATTGCAAAATTTGTGAAAGACTATCCTTCTCAGATGTTTTTCTATTACAGAGGACTAGATAATCTTTTTGCACATCAAGGAAAACGTCTATTGAATATAGACTATTTTCCGAACGGTTGGGTTTACAGCTACAACAACGGTTACATGTGGCCTACTGATGTGAGAAAGCAGACGTTTAGAGAAGACCCCCTTATTTGTTTATATGATTCTATGGAGCGACCTGAAGATGTTAAGCTATAACTTTTTGAACAACTATGAAAACTGGGGTGATGGGTTAGATAAAATCAATCACGAAATGCCTTGGAAAGCCGAAGATTTCCGCAAGTCTTTGAATCCAAACTCTATGAAAGCTGCTATTTGGCTAGTAGAAGAATTAGAAAAGTTTACAGGAAATAAAAAATTAAATATTACTGTACTAAATTCTTGGCTAGGATTTCCTTTAGTTCCATTGCTTTGCGAAAATTTAAATGTAGAAAAAATCAATCTTATTGATGTTGACAATGATGCGCTAGAGTTATCAAAAGTTTTTAATAGACACTATAGAGAAGTCGGAGTAGATTTAAATCATATTAACTGGGATGTTCCGTTTGCATTTCACGACATTAATGCAATGCAATCAGATGTAGTAATATCTATGTGTGCTGAGACAATGTACCCTTTGAAAGAACTCACTACTGCAAATCCCGATTGTATTTTTGCAATTCAAAACTCTAATTTAATTAAAGAGATGTATGGTATAAATTGTGTAAACAGTCCAGAAGAACACTTAAAAAATATAGGTATTACAGAAGTGTTATATGAAGGCTCTATCAAACAAAAATATTGGACATTCGATGGTCTAAACGAATACGATAGATTTATGGCTATTGGTAAAAAGTAGCATTCGGGTCTGATATATCTGCAATCATGTCTTGCCACATTTCTAAGTGTGGTATGACAAATCCTAAAGTAAGACGAGACTCATGAGACCCAGCACAGTGATAAACTACTTTGTCGGGTTCTCTGCCTTTACCAAAGTATCCCACCTTACATGTCCATCCTGGACTGTCTTTCATATTCACAATTTCTTTTGTAATGGGATCCCGATATCTAAAGAATCCATTCCCTTCTTTTGAGTATGATAGAATAATATTATAACCTGAGGCATTCCAATTATTATGCCAGCCCATAAACCCACCTTCAGGATAATATACGTTGACAGCTTGATTACGAGCACCCAAGTATGAGCACAAGGTTGTAGCCATGTCTCTACATTTTTTCTTGTGTTCCGAAGATACTCGCTCTTCTGAAGCAATGTCTACTGATATGGTTTTCTCTGGATATCCTATATGTTGTCCATCCTTGGAAACAATTTCTTCTAAATGTTCTAAGCCGCATCCAGTGTCTAATGTGTATCCTTGATGTCGGCCTTCGTGCTTAGATATTTTATCCAAATCAGTTAAATCTTGATTAAAGAACCAATCACTATATTCTGTTATGATTGCTAACACTTCTTCATTCTTAATATCAACTAATTTCATTCTAACTTATCCTTCGATATAGTATGATGATACAAAACAATATCAGTTCCTTGAAGTTCTTCGTAGTGATAACCATTTACAAAGTTCCAACGAGCGTCTGGTTCTTTTATGTACCCCCATTTGATAGCGGTTTCTCCGTATGACAATAGTCTCCACATTGTAAAAGTATCCCACTTTCTAGCATCTTCAGGATAATGTAGCATATCATAATCAGGTTCCCACTGTTTTAAATATTCAGTGTACCAAGCTCCCATGAGATCCATTGTCGCTTCATTCTTTCTATATATGAAGAATCCACAATGACAAGTCATTTCTTCGCCTTCTGCCAACTTAGTAAGTTTAGCATTGTAAGGACGATTCTTAGTGAATACAATATCTAGATCGTCTGGTAACTCATTAAAAACATTTTGAATATCCTCATGCTGACACATCATATCAGCATCGAGGTAGCAAGTAATGTCGTAAGGAGTTTTATTGAGTGCCCAGAGTTTAGCCCGAATATGTCGTGGAATGCCTTCAGTGATTATGTTATCAAAGATTGTGTAGTCTTCAGGCTCAACCCATTCTTCATGTGTGAAGAAAGTAATATTAGCTTCAGGCCAAAAATCTTTTACTGATTCTGCTAATGCTTTTCCGTAACGATAGAAACCTTTTTTAACAGAAGCAATAATTACAAATCCTTTAGTTTGCTTCTTCTCTGGCATTTTCAAGTTCCTTCATTATTAATATTGTAGCATACGCTTGAACTTCTATAATAGATTTAGACTTGCGAATCATTCGCTTCAGTTCAGTATTTTTAGAGTTTTTAATTTGTTCAACTTCAAATGCTTCTAATTTATAATTAAAAAGAACTTCTTGTTTCCCACGCGCAACTTGAGATTGTTGCCGTTCCATTTGCTGTTTGATAATTTCGTTACGTTTATCTAAACCTTTTTTAGTATTCTCATCAATATCTTCTTCAGTATATTGCTCAAGAATCGCTTTCATATCAGGATTTACGCCATCAGGATCCTGAATGGACGCAATATTTTCCTTACCATTAAGATTTTTAATAGTAACAATTAGATGTCGAGTTTCTTTATTAGACCAATATGGGTGTAAATATTCTTTACGTTTTGGTGTGTTTTCTGTTGCTGTGCTAACAGATGTTTCTACAGATGCTGAAACTTCTGACATAATATATTCTCCATAATTTAAATTACAATACTATATATTCAATCTTTTAAGCTGTTTTTATCCAAAGTCTTACAGTTGATACTACTTCAGTTGAGGCTTGAATTGTATCGCCTGCGTAAATACCAGTGAAGGGACTGCTATAAAATCCAGTATATGTCTTAGGACCTGAATAAGAACCTGTAAAACCAGCATAAAAACCTGCGAAAGCTGAGGTTCCTACATAGTTCCCGGTGAAAGTGCCAGTGTATGTACCAGAATAATTCTGCGATGATACTACCTGACGAGTATCTGTTAGTGCGTCTCCCATTTGTACATATGTACCAACACCTGGTGCGCTTGTTTGAAGTTTGTATGTTCCAATTTCTGATGAAATAATTCTATTTCTAAAGTTAGGAACTATCTGTTCAATTTCAGCAGAAGTCATACCTTTAACATTTGTACTGTCTAATTTCAAACTAGTAAAATCAGCATCGGCTGCGGTTGTTGGAGCAGTTTTTTGCCAAAGATAAACTACAGTATTACCGCCTTGAGTACTGTCAGTAATAGTATATCTTGAAGTCCAAGTACCTCCTGCAGGAGCTGATGCTGATAAATAATATTGACCAACCGTATATGTAGTTTCAGTTACCATGTCTTCAATAACTTTATCTAAAATATCAGTATTTAAATCAGAATTTGTCATCTCTTTGATTGCTGCATCGTATCCTACAATACGATTTGTAATGCTGACGGGTGCGGCTGAACTGACTTGTTTAAAATAGTAAGTAGTAGTTGTGACTGCGCCGGCTGTTGGGTGAGTACCAATTGAATCAACACGTATGGTGTCTGCAAATG